TCGGCAGACCAAAACGCGGCCAACATCAAGCTGCTTGGGGCACTGGACATGATCCGCGAAACGCTCAAGGGAGGTGCGGTAGATGACCTGCTTTACATCATCAATACCGCCATCAAGAAAGCGGAGGAGAAGGTATGAACAGAGAAGACATCATCCGCATGGCGCGAGAGGCTGGGATTGATGAGTTTGGTTCGTTAGATGAGCGCCTGATTCTCTTCGCCGCCCTTGTCGCCGCGCTGGAGCAGCCGGAGCAGGAGCCCCTGAGCGACGAGGAGCTTGATCGCCTATGGCGTGAGCCAATGAGCGCAGATTGGGAGCACCGGGAATACGCCCGCGCCATCGAGGCCGCGCATGGGATCAAGGAGATGAAATGACTGAACAACCTAACGCCCTGCGGCTGGCTGATGCGCTGAACTGCGCAACGGACGACGATTGCGGGTACTGCCAACCATGCGTCATCGCCGCCGAACTGCGCGGCCTGCATGCCATTAACAGGGAACTGCTGGAGGCGTTGAAGGCGCTGTGCGAGTCGCACTCACGATTTTCAGGAGGCGTGTGGGACAAGGCCCGCGCCGCCATCGCACGGGCGGAGGGGAAGGTATGACCAAGGATGACGTGATCCGCATGGCGCGGGAGGCTTACCGCGCATACATGGATTGGGCCGACCGAGATGACCCGTGGCGGCGTGAACACGGAAGCAAATACTACGAGGACGAAGCCATCAAAAAAGCTGCTCTTGCAGCCGCCGCTGCCGAGCGCGAGACCGTGATTGCTCAGGCTATCGAGCAAGGCTTTGTTTCGGAGTCCTACGCGGAGCAATTCAGAGCCGCGATCAGAGCAAGGGGGCAGGTATGAGCATCGTCACACCCGTGGCCGTGTTCTTCGCCACCAACCCCGAAGAGGAGCTAACCAGCGAGGACATCGGTATCAAGTGGGGTGTCGACCCTAACAACGTCGGCAAGTCTCTGCGCTACGCCGAGCACAAGGGCTGGGTGCAGTCGACCAAGAAGCCGAACCCCTCGAGGCCCAGCAAGCAGATCCTGTTTTACACCGCAGGCCCGCGCCTGCTTAAGGAGATTGGACGATGATCACGGCCAGCAACCTCTACAAGTTCTCACCGCCCAACTTCCCACGCTGCGCAGGCTCGGGCCGATCGGAGTGCGACACATGCAAGAAAAACGTCCGCAACAGCCCCGTGCATCCAAGCGCGACGCGCCAGATCTGGATCGGAAGATGGGAGCTGGAGACGCCTTGCGAGTCTCGCGTGCCGTTGCACACGCAGTCGTAAAGAGCCCCCACTTCCTCGCCCGCGCAATGGCCGCGGAGTTCGCCGACCCGCTCGAAAAGGCCAAGCTCCCGCTGACCAACCGCGACCGCCAGCGCAAGCACCGGACCAACAACAGCGAGCGGGTCTTCACGCTCGACGTGGGCAGCGACGGCTACGCTGACCTGGTCTACCTCATGCAAGCGTGGGGCTTTCCCAGCCGCAGGCGCACCATGATCGTGGCCCTGAGACACCTCGCCCAGGCCACCCGAAACGGGCTCGAGCGCATCGACTTGACGAACGCTTGACCGTGCTGTATGTCCGATGTATATTCCGCCCCGGGTAAGTGTCTCCAAATCCAGCCGGCCTTGAGCCGGCTTTTTGCTTTCTGAGCCCGGGTGAGCTGAACGCGGTGACCTCGTCTCCCACCGCAGGATGCCTCCCGGGTTCAACCCCTGATGCCGTGGACAAAGCTGAATACCAACGAATCGCCGATGAACGTGAGGCCACCAAGCACCATGTGCTGGCCATGGCCGAAGACATCTTCGAGCGCTACATGGCGGGTGAGTCCATGCGCCTGATCGCCGAGTCGATGCCGTTCAAGATCAGCGCCAACCGCCTGCGCGACATCCTGCTGAACAACCCCGACACCCGGGAGGCCTACGCTGACATCCACATCCACCGCTCGCACAGCCTCGTCGAGGCCGCGGTGGACTACGCCCGCGAGGCGGGGATGCTGGGCGATGCGGCCGGCCTGCGGGTGGCGATCGACGCCAACCTCAAGGTGGCGGCCAAGATCAACGCACGCGACTACGGCGACAAGTCCAGGGTGGAGCTGACCGGCAAGGACGGCGGGCCCGTCAAGATGGTGGCCCTGACCGACGAGCAGCTCATGGAGATCGCCGCCCAAGGCGTGGTGAAAGGGGCGGCAGGTGCTTGATCCATCGCAGGCTGCGGCTGAGCTGCTGGCGCGCAAGAGGGCGCGCGAGTCGTTCTCGCACTACTGCGCCTACCGCCTACCAGACGACATGCGCCTGGCCCAGCATCACGTCCTGCTGACAGAGGCGCTGGACAAGATCGAGAAGGGCGAGATCGACCGGCTGCTCGTGATGATGCCGCCAGGCTCTGCCAAGTCCACCTACGGCTCGGTCTACTTCCCCGAGTACTTCGCAGGCCGCAACCCGCAGCTCAGCGTCATCGCCGCTTCGCACACCGCAGAACTGGCCGAGCGCTTCGGCCGCCGGGTGCGCAACGGCGTGGACGACGAGCAGTTCCGCGCCTTGTTCCCGCAGGTGGCGCTGGCCGCCGACAGCACGGCCGCTGGCCGCTGGGGCACGAACCAAGGCGGCGAGTACACCGCGGTGGGCGTGGGCGGATCCATCACCGGCCGACGCGGCGACCTGATCGTGGTCGACGACCCGGTGCGCAGCCGCGAGGACGCAGATTCCGAGCGTGTGCGCGAGAAGACCTGGGAATGGTGGACCAACGACCTGCTGACCCGCTTGAAGCCTCATGGCCGCGTGGTGGTCATCATGACCAGATGGCACGAGGATGACCTAGCCGGGCGCCTGCTCGAGCGTGAGCCGCAGCGGTGGACCGTCATCAAGCTGCCGATGATCGCTGGCGACAACGACCTGCTGGGACGCAAGTCAGGTGACCGCCTGTGGAAGGAGTGGTTCACCGACGAGATGGTGCGCCAAGCGCAGTCCGATCCACGCTCGTGGATCTCGCTGTACCAACAGGAGCCACGCCCGGTTGAGGGTGCGGAGTTCAAGCGCTCGTGGATCGTGCGCTACAACAACGCGCCCAAGAAGATGAACAGGGTCATCCTGGTCGACCCGGCGGGTGACCCGCAGACGGCCAAGGAAGGCACCAAGCGCAAGCGCAGCGACCGCACCGTGATGTGGGTCGTGGGCCTGGCGCACGACGGCAATGCGTTCCTGCTCGACGGCGTGATCGACCGGATGACGCTGACGCAGCGCGCCGATGCGCTGTTCGCCTTGCACAAGAAGCACAAGCCGATGCAGGTGCGCTACGAGCGCTACGGCATGCAGGCCGACATCCCGCACATCCAGGCTGAGATGGAGCGCCGGCAGTACCGATTCAAGACCACCGAGGTGGCTGGTGCGGTGGAGAAGAACGCCCGCATCCGCAGGCTCATCCCGTGGTTCGAAGGCGGCCGCATGTGGCTGCCTCAGCAGCTCAACTACACTGACGTGCAGGGCAATCCGCATGACTTGGTTCAGGAGCTGCTGGAGGTCGAGTACGCCACTTTCCCGGTGGGTCGATTCGACGATGGCATGGACTGCCTGGCCCGCATCGACGAGCCTTCGCTGACTCTGCCTTGGCCGGATGAAGAGGAAGAGTGGGAAGTGCCCAGGGGCGCTGAGGCTGCGTGGCAGGTCCTCGACGAAGTGACCGGCTACTAAAGGATCACCATGGACCCCAAAGATCTACCGACCGACGTTGCCTACATGGTTGGCGACGAGGTGCTGACCAAGGAAGAGTTCGACACCCGCCAGAAGGGTGAGATCGAGCGCCTGTACTCCGTCTTCGCCAAGATGCGCGACCAGTGGATTCAGGGGCGCGCCACCAACACCGACGTTGAGAAGCGCTGGCGCAAGAACGCGCAGCTCTACTTCGGCGAGCACACCAACAGCACCGGCGAGTTTGAGAACACCCTGCGCAACGGCCCGCCCGCACGCAAGGCGCAGGACGGCACCCGCTCGAGAGTGGTGATCAACATCGTGCGCCCAAAGGTCGATCAGGCCGTGGCGCGCATGTGCGAGATCCTGTTCCCTGTGGACGACCGCAACTGGGGCATCCGGCCCACGCCGATGCCTGAGCTTGCCGACATGATGGGCAGCAACGCCCAGACCGTCGACCCGGCTACCGGCCAGCCCACCGGCTTCACCGCCAACGAGGAGGCCAACGCGATCATGGAGGCTGCCAAGCAGGCGGCTGAGGCCATGGAGCGCTCCATCGACGACAGCCTGACCGAGTCCAAGTACAACGGCGAGAGCCGCAAGGGCATCGAGGACGCCGTTCGCTTGGGCACGATGGTGATATACGGCCCGTTCCCGGCCCGGCAGACCAGCAAGGTCTGGTTGCCTCAGGCTGACGGCACGCAGGTGCTGCAGGTCAACGAGTCGATCGTGCCGGCCAGCATGCGCCTGGATCCGTGGGATTGCTTCTTCGACCCAAGCTGCGGTAACGATCACCAGGCTGGCCGCGGGTTCTTCATGCGTCGCATGGCCACCCGCAAGCAACTGCGCCAGCTCGTGGGCCTGCCGGGCTACGACGAGGAGGCCATCCGCGAGGTGCTGCGCACTGCACCGCAGAAGCTGCGCGTGGCCGAGGGACGGGTCATTCGCGAGATGGTCAACGAGGACGCCTACGAGATGTGGACGTACCACGGCGAGATCGAGCCCGAGGAGATGGAGATGCTCTCCAGCCGCACGGGCGACCCGTTGACCGACGTGAACTTCGGCGTGCTCGTGATCGTCAACGACAAGGTCGTCGGCGCCATGGAGTCGTGGGTCGCCGACCGCACGCTGCCGGTGGACGTGTACTGCTGGCGCAAGGCCGACGACAGCCCCTTCGGCTACGGCCTGCCAGACGAGCTCGAGCACCAGCAGCGGGTGGTCAACAGCGCCTGGCGCCAGGTGATGGACAACGGTCGTACCTCGCTGGGCGGCCAGATCGTCATCAAGAAGGGCATGATCATTCCGCAGAACGGAAGCTACGAGATCACGCCCAACAAGATCTGGCTGGCCAAGGACGAGCTCGACGACGTGCGCGCGGCCATGACCGTGTTCGAGTTCAACTCGCACCTGCAGGAGCTGCTGGCCATCGCCCAGGCCGCCATGCAGTTTGCGGACGTCGAGTCCAGCATGCCCCAGATCATGGGCGGCGAGCAGGGCAGTGCGCCCGAGACCGTCGGCGGCATGGTCATGCTGTACAACAACGCGAACGCCGTGCTGCGCCAGCGCGTGAAGCTGTACGACGACACCATCACCAGGCCTCACATCGGTCGGTACTACGACTGGAAGATGGCCAACGATCCCGATCCTGCCATCAAGGGCGACTACGAGATCGACGCCCGCGGGTCGACTGCGCTGATCGAGCGCGACATCCAGAACCAGGCCCTGCTGAACCTGGCCAACATCACCAACAACCCGCGCTACATCCCGCACCTGCGCGAGCGCGAGGAGCTCAAGGCGATCCTCAAGGCGTTCAAGGTCAACCCCGAGGAGCTGCTCAAGCCTGAGGACCAGGTCAAGCAGGAGATGGAAGCGCAGGCTCAGCAAGGTGCGCCGCAGGATCCGCGCATTGCGGCCGCTCAGATCAAGGCCGAGGTCGACATGGCCAAGATCGCGGACAACAAGGAGGTCCGCGCCCAACAGGGCCAGCAGATCGAGTACAACCGTCAGCGCGAACAGGCAGAGTACGAGATCGCGATGACAGAGGCCGGCATTGAGCGCGATCTGTCCCTGACCAAGCTCGGCCAGGACGCACAGCTCACCCGAGAGCAGATCGCCGCGAAGGAGCGCCTCGAGGCACTGAAGATCGATTCGCAGCGTCAGATCTTCAACGCCGAGGCGGCGCTGCGAGTCAACACGGGCGCCGGCATCTGAGGTATCACAATGGCAATACTGGACATCACCGAGTACCAGGAGCTGACGGCATCAGGCCGTGGGCACATGGTGCCCGCTGGCCAGGAGCCTGCCCTGCTGAATCAGCAGGTCGCCATCGGCGCCTCGTCGGTCCAGTCTTCCGCTCTCTCCGACACGACTCGTTTCGTGCGTCTGCACGCCGATGTGGCATGCCGCATCGCCATCGGCGCAAACCCCACGGCTGCCTCCACGTCGATGAGAATTGGCGCCGGGGGCACCGAGTACCTGGGCGCTCGCCCTGGCCTGAAGATCGCGGTCATTTCCACTACCTAACGGAGCCCCCATGAACATCAACATCACCCCCTCTGCCGTGGCGGTCGACACCGCGGCAAACCTCCTGGCCTTCCTCGAGATGGCCAAAGAGCCGAGCAAGCTCAAGGCAGTTCTCGACAAGATCAAGTCTGCGCAGGATGCGGCGGCCGCTGAGGCTGCAGCAGCTCGCGAGGCTAAGGCCGAGGCCGACGCCACCAACGCGGCTGCTCAGCTCGCCGCGGCCGATGCCAACGCTGCTCTGGCCAAGGCACGCGAGGAGTCTGCACGTGTTGCGCAGGCGTCTGCCGACGCCGATGCCGTGCGCGCTGCGACGAAGGCCGAGCGCGAAAAGTTTGATAATTGGATGGCTGGCGAGCGCGAGGCGCTGGCTGCTGCCAAGGCCAAGGTCGAGTCTGATGCCGCGGCCAACGTCAAGCGCTCTACCGAAGCCGACATGCGCGAGGCGCAGGCCGACAGCGAGCTGGCCAGCGCTCGCAACTTGCAGGCCGCTGCCGAGAAGCTGCGCTTCGAGTACGAGCAAAAGATTGCGGCTCTGAAGTCGATGATCTGAAAGGGGACAGACCATGTCAATGACCAACGCCGCCGAGCACAATTTTCTCGACCTCCTGTTCCTCAACGTCGATTGGAGCAACATCGGCGACGCCGCCGGTCTGCAGAACTCTGCCACGGCGGGCTCGTTTTTCATCTCGCTGCACAGCGCAGACCCTGGCGAGGCGGGCAACCAGAGCACCAACGAGATCAGCTACACCGGCTACGCCCGCGTAGGTGTAACCCGCACGGCAGGCGGCTTCACTCGCACCGGGTCTACCATCGCCAACACCGCCCTGGTTCAGTTCGGTCAGTGCACAGGCGGCACCGCCACGGCCACGCACTTCGGCATTGGCACGGACTCTACTGGTGCTGGAAATTTGCTGCTCAAGGGTGCGCTCAACGCCAGCCTGTCCATCAGCAACGGCATTCAGCCGCAGTTTGCTGCTGGTGCCATGACCGCCACGGTGGACTGATGTGGTGTACCGCTGCGCCCACTGCCGTGAGCTGTTGACGCTGACCGACACCGAGTTGTCGGCCTGCTCGGAGCATCCTGACGGGGGCGTGGAGTGGTCACCCGACGAAGTGGAGTGGGCCCCGCTGGAGAACCCTGATGCCGTTTAGGTCCGTTGCCGAGGTGGCTAATGCCGTCGAGCAGGGGCGGCATCACATCCAGCATTTCATCCGCACATCGGTTTACGGTAGTTTCGGGACCAACCCGTTTGGTGATTTCAGCGTCGGCAGCGGCATCCCGTCTTACAACGCATACGTTGGCACCGCGCTTGAGGCCACGCAACTCATCGGCTCCCGCAACAACAGCATCTATGTCGGCCCCGGCATCAGCACGGAGCGGTATCTGCTCAGTATGTCGTTGACGCATGGCGGCACCACGGGCTTTCTGCCTTCGGTCTACTTTCTCGACTATTTGATGTTTT